TGCAATGCCAAACGGACAGGGCAAGAGCTTTATTCGGCCCACCATTAGCCAGCACACAATTACTGACACACAAACGGAAGGCCAAGCTGCAGCTTCGCAGACCATGACCATTGCCGCAAATTCAGTTACCCGTACCACTGTCGCTGGACAAATCTTTATTTCAGCGCAGGATATGGATTTTACGGACCCGGCAGCAATGCAAGTTATTCTTCAGGATTTGGCAGGCCAATACCTGCTTAAGACTGATGACATTGCAGTTGACGCTTGCGTAGCAGGCTCAACTAACTTGGGCCAGTGGGACGGCACCCCAGAGGATTTTATCCTTTTCATGTACGGTGCAGCCCGCGACATTTCAAGCGGTACTAACCTCTTCCCAACTCACTTGGTAATGGGCGTAGATACTTGGGCCAAAGTTGGCTCACTGGTTGATACTGACAAGCGCCCGGTATTCCCGGCTATTGGTGCACCAAACCTTTTGGGCACAAACACAATGGGCGCAGGAGACGTAACCAACTGGACCACTACAAACCCATTGGGCTTGCGTACCATCGTTGACAGCAACGTTGCGGCAAAAACAATGGTGGTATTCCACGCGCCAGCAATGGAAGTGTACGAAAACGTACGCGGCATTATGAGCGTTGAGGACCCCAACCTTATTGGGCGTACCTTCAGCTACTACGGCTACCTTGCCACGTTTGTTGCAAAGGCTTCATTGCTGCAAAAAATTACTTGGGTCTGATTAGGCAGGGCCATAATAAATGGCAACCTACACAGTCACCCACAAACAGGTATTAGATAATTACGCAGTAATTGCTACCCTGCAACCCAACGAAATAACCGTAGGGCAAACCTTTACCGTTGCAGGTATGGGCGCCCCCTATGACGGCGCGCAGGTAGCTTACGCATTACCCCAATATTTGTTTACAGGTACCTCTACGCAAGGTGACCTTAACTATGACCCGGCAAAACTGATACCTAACCAACTGCTTTTCAAGGTAACGGCCTCAAACGTTGACCGCGTGGCAGCCACTGGCACAGTCACCTTTACTGAACTCAGTAACTGCACGTGGATAACTATCAGTGACCTTGAGGATTATTTAGGTTTCACTATTGCCAACCCCAGCAGTGATTATGACTACGCCACTATTTGCGTAGGTGCAGCCAACGCTTACGCCTACCGCAAACGGCGTGAAGCTGGTTATTTTGACAGCTCACTCAGTACCGTACCCAGCCAAGACGTAAAGCTTGGCACCATGATTTATGCCGGGCAAACCTATAAAAGCCGCTCAAGTATTGACCAATTCGCTAGTTATGAGCAAATGACCACAGCCGCCCCGGTTGGGTCAAGCATGGGCGAAATTATGCGCCTACTTGGGGTAAACAGGCCAGCGGTTGCGTAATGGGCGTACTTTTAGAGGGCTATGACCAGCTAGTAGACAAGCTGCAAACCATTACAGGGTTACGGGTATTTGATGACCCGCGCAACATAAACCCGCCTTGCGTACTGGTTGACGCGCCAACGTTTATTATGCAAAGCAACGTTATTGCAGAACTGCAATTTAACGTAAAACTCATTGGGTTAGGCCCCGGCAACTACACAGCCCTCAAAAACCTTTTAGACCAAGCAGATTTAATAAGGGCCGCCAAAATAGGCTTAAAAGACGGCAGGCCAACCGTAACCACAGTAGGGGCGCAAGATTTCAGTTCATATGACCTGACTATAAGCACTAAAATAGCGCCATGACCTTTACAGTGCTAAAACAGTGGCGGCAGGACGTGCCCGCAGGCGTAAAAATAGGCGTAGGGGATTTTGGGCTTAGTGAAAAAGATTTGGCATTTTTGGCGGTTGCCGGACTGGTAAAAATCAGCACACAGACCGCCAGCGAACCTGCTAAATTGAAAACTAAGAAACGGAAGGACTAAACCCTTATGGCAACTACCACTTATTTTGCAAACCCGGATACCGTAAAAATTGGTGCTAGCTCCGGGTCAACCGTTGATTTGAAAGACCAGTGCAAGAGCGTGGTTTATACGCGCAGCCGTGAAAGCCTTGACGCTTCAGCGTTTGGTTCTACCTCGCGTAGTTACGTAGGTGGCCTTTACAATAACCAAGTGACCGCAACGTTTTTGATGAGCTATGAAGCAACCGAAACTTACGCCACGCTAAACGCGCTGGTAGGCACTCAGGTTTATTTTGAAGTTGCGCCAGTTGCGGCAGCACCTTCAGCAACCGCGCCAGTGCTAAAGCTTGATGGGGCCTATTTTGAGGCGTTTGACGTGGTTAATGCTGAATTGGGTACTTTGTCAGAGGTTCAGATTACGCTGACAGGTGGCACCTATTCAGAGCAAACCGCGCCCTGATAACTAACTAGAAAGAAGAGCAGCGTGAAGCTAACAATAAAAGTAACCACCCTTTCAGCTGGTAAAAAGTATGAAGAGCTGGTTGAAACGTCGCTAGCAACAATTATTAAGTGGGAAAGGCATTACAAGCGCCGTGCAGGTGATTTGGCTGCCGGGTTTGCCGTAGAGGACCTTGCGTATATGGCGTGGGTTACGTTGCAGGCTCAGGGCCTTAAAGAAAGCTTTGACGCTTGGGTAGAAAAGCTAGATGAGCTTGAGGTGGTTGAAAGTGAAGAAAGCCACCCTACGGGCGGGGCGGCTACCGCCGACAGTTAGCAGAACTGCTGTTGCTCACTGGTTGGGCACCCCCTTATTACGCTGAAACGTTTGATACCCGCGATTTGGCTACCGTTATAAAGGTGAGTGAAGAACGGAATAAACGCCAATGAGCTTTGAGGGCAGTATTGAAATTGTTGGGCTTAAAGAAGCGTTGCGTGAGCTCAACCAATTAAACCCGCAAATGAGGCGGCAAGTTACTAAGGATTTTCAAAAGATTACAGCCCCGGTAGTTGCTGCAGCTAAACAAAACCTGCCTAGTAAACCACCTATGAGCGGTTGGGCTAAAGGCTGGAAAACGCCAAGCGGGTTTCAAATGCTGCCTAGCAGCGGTTGGTCAGGGTCAACGGCTGGCAAGTTTATTAAAAGCCAAGTGAGCGGTAAAAAGCCGCGTGAATATGCCGGGCAAATGCAAAACGCGGCAGTTTTTCTAGTGAAATTTGCTGGCATGGTTAATACGGTTTTTAGTGTTTCGGGCCGTAAAAGCAAGGGCAACAGCGAACAGGGCGCAAATATGATTAAGGTACTTGAATTTCGTTACGGTAAGCCGTCGCGGGTTTTGTGGCCTGCATATGAGGCAAATAAAGCAGAGGTAGAAAAGCAGGTTATAGAGCTCACTAAGCGGGTCATGGCTGAAACGGGCAAGAGACTAAAATAACCGTATGGCTGTAGTTATCCCCATTGTCACAGAGTTTGTAGGCAAGGGCGTTGAAAAAGCCATTAAAGAATTCAAACAAATTGAAGGCGTTGCAGGTAAAGCCGCTTTTGCTTTCAAAAAGGCCGTAGTACCCGGCGCTATAGCCGCAGCGGGCGCAGCCACAGCCCTTGCAGGCACCTTATTCAGTGCAGCCAAAGCAGCTGCTGAAGCAGAACGTGAAGATAAGTTACTAGCTGACCAGCTCAAACGGACTACTGGCGCTACAGACCTAGCCATAGCCAGCACTCTTCAGTTTTTGGACGCGCTGGAAATGGAAACTACCGTTAGCGGCGGCGAACTATCGCAAGCACTAGCAACGTTGACCCGTGCAACTGGCAACGTCACCACAGCCCAAGAGCAGCTAAAACTTGCTACAGATATTGCGGTTGGGGCAAACCTAGACCTTCAAACCGTCAGTATTGCGCTTTCTAAGGCATATAACGGCGAAGTAGGGGCCCTTAAAAAATTGGGTATTCCGATAGATGAAAACATAGTAAAAACCAAAGATTATGCAGCGGCTCAAAAAATACTTACTGAACAATTTGCGGGTGCTGCTGCCGGGGCCGCAGATACGTTTCAAGGTCAATTAGCAAAGCTCAGCATTGGCATAGACAAAATTAAAGAAGGTATTGGCCAAGCCATTTTGCCTGCTCTTACTAATTTTGTTGCTCAAATAAATGACCGGGTAATTCCGGCGTTGCGGGTTTTCGTTGACCAGTTGGGCGAAAAAGGTTTGCGTGGCGCTTTTGTGTCTATGGCTGCCGCGTTTCAAATTGCTGGTATTGACATTTTAGCGGTTATTGAAAAAATCAGTATTGGCTTTATTCAACTGGCTCAAGATGTAGTAGACCTTGCCGCCCCGCTGTTTGTAATTATTGACCTTTTTAGGGCCGTAGTTGCGCGTGGTGAAAAAATTGACAGCACACAAAAAAAGATAGATGACGCGCTCAGAAATACGCAGACCCGGTTTGCATTGTTGCGGGGTGAAATTGCTGCTACCGCTTACCAAATGGCCTTATTCAGTCAGGCCGGAACAAATACCAATAAAAGCATTTTGGCTGCTGAACAGCGCCTAGAAAACTTTGGTAGCAAAGTAAAAGCCGTTAAGCCAGAGGTAGAAGAAACTGAAAAGACCGTTACGGGTTTGGGTGCCGGGTTTAATGCGGCTGCTGATAAAGCAAAGAAGCTGGCAGACCGTACTAAAGAAGCTGCTGAGGCCCTTGAAAAAGAAATGGCTGACGCGCTAGCGGGCGCTGAAGAAAACCTAGCTATAGCGCAGCGTAGTTTTGATGATTTCGCTACGTCAGTAGAAAAAATTATTACGGATACCTTAGATTTTGCTGACGCATTTAAGGCAAGCGCTGAAGAAGGCGGCAGCAGTTTCTTTGATGAGCTGCAAAAACAGGCTGACAAAGCCAAAGAATTTGGCATTTTGACTGAAAAGCTATTAGCGGCAGGTATTAGCAAAGAGGCACTAGACCAAGTGCTAGCCGCTGGCGTAGATAGCGGCACGGAAATTGCTAAGCAACTGCTGGGCGCTGCTGACGGCGTACTAAAGGCAAATAAGTTGGTGGAAGAGGTGCAAGCAATAGCTGACCGTATCGGCCTTGCAGCTGCTAACAGGTTTTATAAGGCTGGCGTAGATAACGGCGCAGCGTACTTGAAAGGCGTAGAAGAGGCTATCGCGGCGGCTAATGCGCGTATTGCGGGCGCTAAACGCCCGGCTGACATTAAAGGCGCGGGTGCTTTGTTCAGTGAAAGCGTTGCTACCGCAAGGGCTGCAAGCAACGTAACCAACGTAACCATTAACTCTCAGAGCCTTGACCCTAAACGCGCTGGTGATGTCATTGTGGACGCTTTGAAAGATTACAACAGGCGTAGCGGGCCGTTAGACGTGGCTATTGTTTAATGGCTACGGCAGTAGTTCAAAGCGGTAATTATCTATTTGAGGTAGATACAGGTTGGGACGTAAACAGTTTTACGTTAGATGACAGCATTAAAGGGCTTTTAAATAATAGTGAATATACGTTGGGCCCTAATACTCAGTTTGCTGACGTAACAGAGTTTGTTAAAAGCATTAGTTATAAACGCGGTAGGCAGCGAACAAGTGACCAATTCGGCGCTGGCACTATGCAAGTGGTTTTAGATGATGAGCTTGCAGGTGGCGCTTTGTCACCTTATGACCCCGGCAGCCCGTATTATGACCCAGCTAATAACCAGCCGGGTATTGCGCCGCTACGCAAAGTGCAGTTATCCCGCGAAGGTGAGTTTTTATTCAAAGGCGTTATAACTGATTTTACGTACGAATTTGATATAGGCGGGGATAACTTTGTTATTTTGAATTGCGCTGACGGTTTCTACCAATTAAGCCAAGCGTCATTAGATGAGCTAAACGTTGACCCTGAAACGTCAGGTGAGCGCATTGAAACTATTTTAGATTTGCCTGAAGT